CGAAGCTGCACTTACAGATGGACGGGATGCATTCAATGTGGCACTACGGCCAACACTTGATAAAGAAAATTCAAAAGCTATTTTTATTTCTACTCCACGAGGAAGAAATAATTACTTTGCAGAATTTTACTATCGAGGATTCTCAGAAGAGTTTCCAGAATGGTGTAGTATAAAAGCAACTTACCACGAAAATCCACGAGTTTCCGAACAAGATATTATAGAAGCAAAAAAGACAATGTCTGAAGCTGAGTTTAATCAAGAATACATGGCAGACTTTAATGTTTTCGAAGGACAAATCTGGAGATTTAATCATGAAGAATGTGTATCAGATTTAAGTGAATTTGATACAAGTCGTATGGATGTATTTGCAGGACTTGACGTTGGTTACAAAGATCCTACTGCGCTCTGTGTTGTTGCGTATGATTGGGATAATGAAAAATATTATATTTTAGATGAGTATTATAACTCAGAAAGAACAACAGAACAACACGCAAAAGAAATTCAAAAATTAATTCGTAAATGGGACATTGATTACATTTACATTGACTCTGCAGCTCAACAAACTCGTTATGATTTTGCACAAAATTATGATATTAGTACTCTCAATGCAAAGAAATCAGTACTAGATGGAATCGGACAAGTAGCTGGAGTTGTAGACAATGATCAACTTATCGTTGATCAAAAGTGCACAGAAACATTGATGGCGTTAGATCAATATCAATGGGACCCTAACCCAAATTTACTAAAAGAAAAACCTAAACACGATATGGCATCTCACATGGCTGACGCTATAAGATACGCGTTATACTCATTCGAAACGAGCATGACCTCATTTTGAGAATACCTACTGAAAAACAGTTCTTGACTTATGGTGTGACTTTTTGGTATAATTCTAATTAAGAGTATAAATATGAACCTAAAGCGAGATTTAGTTAAATATGTAAGAGACAAAGCTAAGTCGAAATACAAAAAAACAAGCAATTGTTATATTTGTGGAGAGACTAAAGATTTAGATTTTCATCATTACTACGGATTAACGGAACTGCTAGAAACTTGGTTAAAACATAAAAATATAACTATAGAGAATGAGCAAGATATACTAGAGCTTCGGCAATCCTTTATTGATGAGAACAAAGAAAAGGTGTATGAATACACCGTTACGCTTTGCCATAACCATCATCTGAGATTACATTCAATTTACGGAAAACGACCCAAATTGATCACAGCGAAGAAACAACATAATTGGGTCGAGATACAGAGAGACAAACATGGCATGGTACGATAGATTTATAGGTAGAGCAAACGTAGAGGAAAAACTCAACCCTGCACAATACGTAATATCTAGAAACGAGGGTATGACAATTGACTCTCGTGAAGTCGTTACGAATTATAGAAATGCTTACGAACAATTAGAAATTGTAAACCGTGCAGTAAATATGATTGTTGATGATGTAGCTGAAATTCCGTTTCAAATCGGAGAACAAATACTCGGAACAAACAATATTGTAAAAAATATTCGTAGATCAAAAGTTGATCTTCTAATAAATAGAGAACCAAATCCTTTTCAGGATATTAACACTTTCAAAAGAAATCTTATAATTGATTTACTTATTGATGGAAACATCTTTATTTATTTTGATGGTGTACATATGTATCACTTACCAGCAGATAAAATGACAATATATAGTGATAGTGACACTTATATTGAAAAGTTTTCATATGACAATAGTATTGACTATAGTCCAAACGAAATTATACATATAAAAGAAAATAGTTTTAATTCTATTTATCGAGGAGTTCCAAGATTAAAGCCAGCATTTAGAACAATGCAGCTATTAGGAAGCATGAGAAACTTCCAAGACAACTTCTTTAAAAATGGAGCAGTACCAGGATTGGTACTTAAATCACCAAACACTCTTTCAGAAAAAATCAAAGAAAGAATGTTGCAAGCATGGGTTGCAAGATATAACCCATCTTCTGGCGGACGAAGACCACTCTTTTTAGACGGTGGTTTAGAAGTTGAAAACTTAACTGAAATAAATTTTAAAGATTTAGATTTCCAAGAAGGAATCAAATCAAACGAAAGAATTATATTAGAGGCTATGGGAATACCATCTATTTTAATGGATGGTGGCAACAATGCAAACATAAGACCTAACCATAGACTTTATTATTTAGAAACAGTCTTACCAATAGTAAGAAAAATCGGATATGCTGTAGAACGCTTCTTTGGTTTTTCAATCTCTGAGGATGTAACAGGTATACCTGCTTTACAACCAGAGCTTCGAGACCAAGCAGCTTACTATGCAACTCTTGTAAATACTGGCATCTTAAGTGCCAATGAAGCAAGAGAGGCACTCGGGAAAGAACCAGTAGAAGGTTTTGATACCCCAAGAGTTCCTGCAAATATAGCGGGATCAGCAGTAAATCCAGAAGAAGGTGGCAGACCAGTCGAGACCCCACCAAGCGAGGAAAATTAATATGACAAAAGATATGATGGCAAAAGCATTATCTGACTTTTTAACTAAGAAAGACATGAAAACTGTAACTCTTAGTGAATACAAAGGATTTGGTAATGATGTACCAGTAAAAGACTATCTTTTAAGAAGGGCCTTTGGATCTTGGAGTCGAGTATTATCTGCAATGAACTTACGTCATCCAGTAAAACTAACACCAAAACCAACCCCAGCCCCTAAAAAAGTTGCTCCTAAAAAGGTAGCACCGAAAAAGGAGAAAAAAGATGTCAAATAAAATCTTTCATTGGACCAGTACATTTAAATCATTAGGCGATACCGACGATGGTGGAGTCGAGATTAAAGGCTCAGCAAGCACTAATGGCTTAGATAGAGCTGGAGATATTATCGAAGCAGATGCTTGGGCAAAAGGAGGATTAGAAAACTTTAAAAATAATCCTATTATCTTGTTTAATCATAACTATGATAAACCTATTGGTAGAGCAAAAGATAT